AAGTTTGAAAATTCATCAACAATGATGATGCAGTTATCAAGTGTAACACCACGAATATAAGATGTACTCCAGAATGAGATAGTTTCTTGTGATCTGAGATTGTCATATAACATCTCAAAAGAATTATCATCTGGCATCTCAAACATATACTTTACCATATGCTTGTATGGTATTTGGTAAAGTGCAGATTTATCTTCATGGTCACCAGGTAAGAACCCAATCTCTCTAGTTGGAACTAGAGAACGAACGATATAGATCTTTTCGTATGGTGTATTTGGGTTTAGAACCTCTTTAAGTGCAAGATACAAACTGATAAAAGTTTTCCCAGTTCCTGCTGCTCCATGAAGAATAAGGTTCTTATCATCTTCCCAACATTCAAATACTTTCTTTTGTCCATCCGTTAACGGGTTGATCTTCAAAAGTAAATCATCATTAATTGGTTTCTTTCGTCTCATCTGTTTTGCAGACATAGTACCATTACTATTTCCATTGGCCTTGTTCTTGCGAGTTCTTACAGGCATATTAAATAAATCTACTAAGGTTTGCTCCAGGGTGTGCTTTTTGGACCTTACTCATAACCTCTTTAAATCCTTGGGATTGTTTGGGTTCTCCATAGGTTACACCACCAATACCAGCAGTCCAGTCTTTATCCCAATCGGGATTATTCTTTCTCCACTGATCATATTCTGCCATTGACAGATATAATTCTTTAGTTTCACCTGTTTTAGTATTAACTACTGGATAAGTAGGCATAATGTACACTCCTTAAGTTTATTTAGTTGTTTCTGTTACCCTTTCTGTAAACTCTTTCTTGAGTTCTTTCCTGATCTTCTGATAAAAGTCAAGAATATCATGATTATTATTGTAGACCAAACCACAGTCTTTTGCAATTTGGATTACTTCTTGGTTATTCATTGTGATGTCTCCATTTCATTAACACCAGAAACAAGTCTTACTCGATTAAGTGGGACTAGTTCTTCATATTCTTCAAGTCCAAGTTTATATCTAATTCTGACTTTATTAGATGATGGTAATGGATCTAGAATTATGCAGTAGACCCAGAAGGTATTTAATCCTTCTTGATGTTGATATTCGTAATACATATTAATCTATGCGAATACAAGGTTGTACATCTTCACCACATTCACAGTCTCCAGAACACCATCCAAGTGCCTCTGCAACCGTTGGGAATTGACAAATAAACACTTTCTTTGCTGCTTCAGCAATATCCATGTGTTCTTTCTGAGTACCGTTTGCAGAACGAAGATTGATATAATGGATCCATGAACGGCATGAGCCAGTCATATAGATACGAGTCGGAGTTGCCAGAGGCAGTACAAAACGAGCACATTCCTTTGCCACTCCTGCAGTAAGCATATCATCATACAAATCCATAACATCCGCAAAGACATGCTTTACACGACGTTCAAAACTTCTCTTCAGTTCAGGATCAAGATCATCAGTAGAGTTCTGACGATTCTTAGTGTCCTGCTTACGAAGTTCAGGAACAGGAATCTCTTCAGTTAGAAGAGAAGCATCAGCATACCGTTGTGAAAATTCTTGATATGTAAAAGAACGGTGACGAAGAATCTGGGCTGCGATACCACGATTGGTCTCAATCTCCAATGTCATAGAAGACTGTTCAAAAACAGACCAATGATTATGCTTAATACAATAAGCAAGCAACTTGGCATAGTTTTCGTTGTCTTGATTCGCAGGATTGCTAACTCTAGCAATATATGCCATTGTCTTTTCTGCATCTGGTGTTACCGAAACTAAACAAACTTTAGCCATTAGATCTTTTACCTCTCAATACTCTTGCGACAATTACAACCCCGAGGGATTCAACGTAACCTATCCTATCAAGACTGAACATTTTTGTCAAGGACATGTTGAAGGCAAACATGAACAACAGGGGCAGAATTACAAGATAAGCAATCAAACCATTTACAATGGCAACACCCTTTTCAATAGTCTCCTGTCGTTCTTGCTCTTCAAGTTGTTGTTTGATTTGTTCTTCAGTCTGTTCTAATTCTTTTTGTTCAATAGATCTTGGATCTAGGAAAATAGTAGTCTTTTTAGTCATCTTTCTTACATACCCATGGAGCACAGAGTCTCATTTCTCCTCCCAGAGACTGACACTCTTTAGTATAACATACATTTGGATCAATAGAACTATCAATAAATCTAGGTTTATCAACTTGAGAATCCTTTAATCCAGACTTTCTGATGTAATCATCAATAGCATGATCAACATCTCGTTTAATCCTGCGTTCTAATTTCTCAGGATCTTTAATAATAAACTCATTGAGCATAGTCTGCGGGAAATACTTTCTTTGAATTTCATCCAATAAGTCCCATATACCATCTTGCGATACCCCCGTACATTGAGAAAGAGCACCAATCAAAGAAGTTAAAACAACTCCTATGATTGCGTACTCTTTAATACCTGGTTTCTTCTTTCCAAAGTTGAAGTTCATTTCTTTTTCTTTTTAGTTTTTGGGTCTTCCCATAATTTAGGATTCACCTTACCATTTGTCCACTCAATTTTAATAACTTTGCTGAAGTTATCATAGTAGTAGTCAAATATATGTACTCTTTTATTTGCGATGCAGATATCAAATTTAACAACACCCTCATCCTCATATGTAACCAAATATGAATTTAATGGTAATGAAGTATCTTGTGCATCAATTGGATTACAATCCTGGTGATATACTTTGCAACTATACTTCATGAACCACGGTTCCCCCATACAATTTGAGGGAATGCCTCTTCGACTGTTGCTTTGGTAATTCTATACTTGGTTCCTAGTTTCTTATCTTTAACTAGAACTAGAACTTCTGCTTCAGATCTGTGAAGTCCTTCAAGCATCTGAATAAACATTGTTTCTCTTTTCATCTGAGGAATATTAGTTCTTCCCGCAGTGATAAAGTAATAGAACCTCTTTGATTCTTGCTCTAAAAGAGTATGCTCTGTACCTGCAGGTGCCTCGTTGGGTGTGTAAGGAACTTCACCTTCGGGTAAAAGTGATTCAACTGATTCATCAAAGTTCCAAATCAGAATAGATCTGAGTGTTTGGGTATTGTATTGATTTAATAGTTTAATCTTTTCTGCTTTGGTTTTGGCATTTGAAACCTTTTGCAGTACTTCAGAAATTAACAATCTCATTTTAAAATTCTCCTATTTTATCGAGCAAATCATTCAACCTATGCATAGCAAAGTATTGATACAACTTACCCCTTTTATGTGGGGTGATAGATTCGTAACTATCTATAATACTTTTCTCAACATCATCGGGAATAAAATTAAAGTCAATTAGTTGTCTATTCCTATTGTATTGTTGCATAGTCTTCTCATCTCGGCAGAACTGCTCTGGAGACATGTCTAACCACATTTCAATATTCTTTTTTGATAGTGGTTTCTGCCTTTTGTTTTCAACAAAAGTATCATCCTCAGACAAGAAGTTAGGAATACCGTCAGAACGATCACCCTTAATAGTGTGTTCTAGAATATATGCCTTTGGATCACCACCACTGATAAACTTCTTCTGGATGGGATTGTATTGTCTTACAAATTTATACTTTTGAAGTTGAATGAAATCTTTATCTCCAGACAAAATAAGAACCTTAACTGCAGGTTGCATATCACGTTGAAGTCTGATATTTACTGTTCCTTGATACTTACATAGAACAGCAATGATATCATCTGCTTCAGCACCATCTACATCCAGAATAGGATAAGGTAGATTGTCCCTGAATTCATCCCGTATTTTGTTTAGTGTATCAAAAATATTTGACCAGTTATGAGATGACTTCTCCCTATCTCGTTTACGGGTTCCTTTATAGTATTGGAATACTTTCTTCCTCCAATAATTCTTAGAGTCGTAACAAAGAACTAATTCACCATATTCTTTGTAGAACTTACTCCTATACATCCTTAATGAATTGAGGACCATGTGCCGTACAAGGTCCTCTTCAATTTCTTTACTATGTGCCAATTGCACCATCAGGTTTGAGATCATAACCTGATTCATATCAATGAGAATCATAAGATCTTATTCGTCTTCCTCGTCAATCATAGCATCATCGTCTGAGAAATGCAAGTAGAGAAGTTCATCTCTTAATACATTGCCATCATCATCGACCATCTCAGGATGCGTTACTGCTTTAGCATAAGCAGCATTATCAATAAAGTCTTCGATGTAGTCTTTAATCACCCAGGATGACAAAAATCCAATAATAAAAGATCCAATAGTGATAAAAAAAGATAGGTACAAAAACTGTAAACTTTCCATGGGTTTCCTCCGAACAACAACCTTTATAACGAAACCCAACCTCCTAATTTTGAACTATTAATATTTAGTGTCAAAGGAGACCATTGTTCTTAAAATGTTGAATTGTATCTGTACATCCACCTGTTCTTTTATTATCAACTACAACCTGAGGGAATGTAGCACCTGGTCCAAACTCATTGTAGAATTGGTCTCTATTAAATTGTTCATCAAGAACGTATTCAGTATAATCCCAACCTTTTAAGTTATAGACTTGTTTAATCTTGTCACAGAATGGACAACCTCTTTTCGTATAAATTACTGTAACATTAGGTGCTGACATCATTTCCTCCAGTATGAGAAATCGGAGTGGAGGGATTCGAACCCCCGACCCACTGCTCCCAAAGCAGTTGCGCTACCAAACTGCGCTACACCCCGAAACGGAAGAGGTGAGATTCGAACTCACGGTGCTCATCACACGGCAGTTTTCAAGACTGCTGCCATCAACCACTCGGCCACTCTTCCATTATAAGGGGGGTTTCCCCCCACAAGATTATATATCTCAGAAAGTATAACGTACTTTCAGTTCACCACCGAGAGCAAAAGAAGTGGAATCAAATCCATATTCACCAGCAACCTTTGCTTTACCAGATAGGTTTCCAGTGATAGGGAAGTTCACACCCACTTCACCAACAGCAACACCTTCGTTAGTGCCACCACTGTTCCACTCATAACCAGGACCAATTTCACCGAATACGGTCACACCACCAGTCTTTTGCTCGTAACCGACACGGAGTTCAGTTTGAGCACCAGTGAAATCACCACCATCGGTAATAACACCAGCAGCAGTGGTCTTGCTCTCAACATAAGGAGCAGCCATAGCAGGAGCAGAGATTGCGACTGCGGCAGCACCTAGCATAATAGAACGAATCATATTAATTCTCCTTTAGATTTTGTTCGTTTTGTTGTGAATCTTCATTCACGGGATCAAGTGTAGCAGGTTCAATTTGATCTGTCAAGTCCACTGGATTTAGGTCAAGGACTTTGATTGTATTAATCAATCCCTTGGATGATTTTCTGACTTTCTTAATTTGTCTTTTCATTTCATCCTGATCGTCTTTATATTTGGACATCACGTTCTTCAATGACTCTAATTCAATTAGAGAAGCAGCAAGTTTCCTGTCCCAAAATCCTCGACGATTATATGCAGCTTCAACCTCTTCATCTATTTGTGGTTGAAAATCATATTCTTCACTCATTAACCAACTCCTGTTACTTTAAATTTAACTTTAACCTTTTTATTATTGGGAATTCGTGTAGTTCCATAATACATCGATATTGGGAAATCGACTGTTACTTGATCACCAACTGAATATCCACTACCTGTAAATACTAATTGTTCTATTGTTACTTTAGTATCATAACGACTTGCCACACCAGGAACAGGTTCAAATCTAACCTGCATGATAGCAGAAAGTCCAGCAGATGGATTACCGTTCTTAGTAAATGGGATGGTTTGTCTCTGATAGAGAACCTTTTCCCTATCAGATTTATTAACCTTTCTCCATATGTAGTCACCATCCTCAACGATTAATGAAGATGCTGTTGCTCCACCAGACCATCCAGTTGTACTACTTGTCCCGTCAATATCAATTTGTGATATTCCACTATTAGCAGATGTTCCAACTGAAGAATAAGACTGCTCATCAATTGAACCAGTTCTTATAGTTATAGTACTAATGGATTCATGAATTTCATTTAGTTCATCATAGAAACTAATCTTTGGCCAAATAGTTCCTGAAGGAGCTCCACTTAAAATATCAGTAATCTGAAGTCTTAGAGTATCTCCCTCTTTAACATCAAATGTGGGATGTAGAACTCTACCTTTCTTAGGATAAGTTAGTGTACTAAATTCATCATCAAGTAAAACATCACTACCATTCTTGGTAATCTTCATCTTCCATACAGTTTCATCTGCATCTCCAGAGATTATATCACATCCCCACGAATATAGAGTCATGTCACCATCCATCCTGATTGTGATGGTCTGATCAGTTTCATATTGGACAACATAAGATCCAGTACAAGTTCCTCCTTTGTTTGTTCCATCAATCTCAGAACCACATCCAAGTCTTTGAATAATAGGATCTTTGAATCCTACTTTAAATAGTCTATCAGTTTCACATCCACTTCTAACTTTAGTTGACATATAAATTGGTGGAAGTTTGTCATCTTTAAAGACATAACATTGCACACCTTCTGCTTTATAATTTGTTGCACCTTTCCACTTTAGATTGTAACTAATGATGACATCATCAAAATCTTTATCACCACCCTCCCAATCTTCCCATCCTTGAAATTTACCACTCCAAGATGTCC